GGCGTTTATGGAGACCTTACGAACGTTTCTGGAAACCTCTCGGGCGTTCGTGGAGACCTCTCGGGCATTTCTGGTGACCTCTCGGGCGTTTCTGGATACATCACGGGCATTTCTGGTGACCTAGACCTTTGCGAAATTACGGATGAAGACCGAAATAAAGGTATTGATATTAAAGATTTGATTTTAGAATGATCGTAAAACTATGAGAAATATAAAACGCAAGGGGTTCAGGGATCTGTACTGGAAGCTACTCTATCCTCTCATGAGACCATTTCTCAAAGTAGAAGACCAAGAACATATAATGCGTAAAATAGATGATGAAATATAAAACCATGCACAAACAACTCAAGAGGCATCCATTGGACGTGCGATAGACGTGAGGTGGTGAGCGTAGGTTCAGCCATAGAACTCCCCGATGAGTTTCGGGCTATGGGTGAGGCCGATACATGGAATCAATGGCGGATCATGGCCGTCCGTCCCACCTCTTCACGAGAGCTTTAATCAGATGAATGAACATATGAAAAAAGAAATATTCGTACAGGCGATGGATGAACTCCAAGAACTCATGGATGTAGAAGAGAACATTAACCGAACTCTTAAGAGTTTGAGTAACAATCTTCCTAACTCAATTTATTTCGGTCGCCATGAGAGTCTGATCATACGTCTGCTTATGGATGCTATGAATGATAAGGATGAATGGATTTCTTATTGGCTGTATGAGTATCCCGACATTGTACGGAGCCGCGCATTAAAAAATGACACATCCATAATTGTTGTCGATAAGGATGGTGCAGAGATACCTTTGGGGACAGCGGGGCAACTGTATGATCTTCTCGTAAGTGAAGACTCCGGTATTATCAAAGGGGGGTGATAATAAATCAAAATAGCTTATGAAATACCTACAAGCAATCGCCCTACTCGCTGCATCAACACGGATGAACCCAGATGATTTCACCAACCTTTTCGATTGCCTGAGCGTGTACTTTCGAGAAGAGACATTCGCATGGGAGAAAAGTGACCTCCAGTCGTACGAAAACTGCGTACAGGTGAAACATAAGCCGAAACGTCTATTGAAAAATCTATGAAACTGACAAGAACGAGGGGAAAGGGTAGAATGAGAGCATGGTGTGGCGCAAATCCAACAAAAAGTACAACAATCAGATCGCAGTATACAATGGCTACACTTACGATTCACAAGGGGAAGCGAAATTCGCAAGTGAACTAGATATCCGGAAGAAGGCAGGAGAAATAAAGAAATGGGAAAGGCAACAGACGATACCTGTATACGTATACGGCAAGAAGGCATTTTCATTAAGGATTGATTTCAAGGTTTGGTATACGAATGGTGAGGTCTTTCTTGAAGAGTATAAAGGTTTTTTGACCGCAGCACAGAAGCAAAAATACAAGATATTCGGCATTGTGCTGAACCATGAGAAAGGGGATGTCGGTTTCAAGATGATATTTTCAGATGGGAGAGAGAAGATATACTATGAGCCAAAGTGACCCAAGGGTGAGGAAGGTCAGAGATTGAACTTTTTCTTTTAAAGGCTCTATGCTAAACTCAAGGTACTATGAAAATCTTTAAACGTTTATTTAATTGGAAGCATCGTTACTTCCACAGAAAACTTACAGGAGTTAGACGCATGATTCTCGACTTAGAATTCAAACGATTCAAGACGAGAGAAATCAGGGAAGAAGTCCGGCAAGCTTATGACCAAAATAAGGCTAAACTTCTTTCAATCGGAACCACTATCAAGAATGAGACCGAGAAGCCGGACGGCCCCGGTAAGGTAGCTGAAGGTGATATTGCTCGTATGAAGGATTAGATCGTAAGACTCACAAGAGATAATGAGCGTTATGAATCTCAGATTAAGGCTATGGATATTGACGTAGACGGCTCTCCTCAAACAAATGAGTTTCCTGATGGAGTTAGCGGTATTACGCAACAACTTGAATCACTCCATGAATTACAGGGCATGATTCGGGAATACATTAGAGATCTTTAATATGTCTGGTGTCCCGAATGAGCTCCCAAATAAATCGGAGGTAAAGCGGGATGATAAGGGGAGGATCGTAGAGGGTTCTGGGCCTCTTAATCCCGCAGGTCGCCCTAAAGGTAAGACCTTGAAAGAGTATGCTAGAGAGTATTTAATGAATCTTCCCGATGAAGAGAAAATGGATTACCTGTCTACTCTCCCAAAGGATGTTGTATGGAAGATGGCGGAAGGCAATCCACACAACACCCAAGATCTTACAAGTGACGATAAGCCCTTGAGCCCTATCCTAGTTGAGTTCATTAATGGAAAAGAAACAGAAGATTGAAATACCGGAAGAGTATAAACGCCTTTTTGATGATGATTGGCGAGAGGCGGCCATCTACGGAGGCCGCTTTTCTTTAAAATCACATACGGTAGCAAGGTTTCTTTTGATTAGTGCGAGGATGGAGAAGATCCGTGTAGCTTGCTTTCGAGAGTTCCAAAACTCTATCACTGAAAGCTCTCATCAGCTCCTCGCAGATCTTATAGAACAATATGGGCTGTCTGATTTCAGGGTAGGGAACAACTTTATCGTGAATGAACTAAACGGATCTGACTTTATATTCAAAGGGCTATACCACAATGAGCAAAGCATCAAGTCTATTGAGGGGATAGATATTGCTTGGGTGGAGGAAGCTCAAACAGTCTCTAAGAAGAGCATTGAGGTACTCACGCCTACAATCCGTAAGGAAGGATCGAGGATTATCTATACCTATAACCGTCTTCTTGAAGATGACCCCGTTCATCAGCGTCTTGTTGTTGAAGGACGGCCGAATACTCTTATCATCAATGTTAATTACGACATTGCTATTAAGTATGGAATGATGCCCGATGTCGTAAGACTTGAGATGGAGGATGATAAAGAGAAGAGACCCGCCACGTATAAGCAGAAATGGCTTGGCGAACCAGCAACGCTAGAGCAGAGGATCTATAAAGACTGGGAGATTCTTGATGAACTCCCTCACATGGCGAGACTGGAGCGCAGAGGGCTTGACTTTGGATATACAGACCCTGCCGCTATTGTGGATATTTATTATTACAATGGAGGGTATATTCTGGATGAGATCCTTTACGGGAGTGCTTTCAGCAACAAACGTCTGTCTGACACAATCCTCGCCCAACAGCAGCCAAGTGTTCTAACGATAGCCGACTCCGCTGAACCTAAGAGCATTGCCGAGATGAAGAGTCACGGCGTGAATATCATTGGAGCTCAGAAAGGAGCTGACTCAAAAAGAAATGGTATCAACCTCGTACAAGATCAGAAGATCAGCGTAACAAAGAGAAGCTCTAACATCATAAGAGAGTTCAGAGGCTATTTGTGGAAGACGGATAGAGACAGTAAAATAATTAATGTACCGGAGCATGAGTCTTCCCATAGCATGGACGCTATAAGATATGGTATAGTATCACTCATAAAGAAGCCGACGTTTAAAATGCCTCAAGCTTCCGCCCCTGTTCAGCCTTATTACGGAGATCGGGAAGTCTCCTTTTAACAATATGAAAACCATAGAAATAACCTTACGAGAGGATTTCGACACAACGAAGATCGCTCAAACAAAACAGATATTTGATGCCCTTGTCTCAAGTGGAGCACTCACAGGAGTACGGGGTGGCAAGACGGTCATTCACTTTGATTCCGAGGGAATCTTCCAAGGAGTAGAGTTGCAATACTGGCCTTGGCGTAGGCGAAAGAAAGTATGAGCTTATTCTGGAGGGTACGGATAGCAACGTTCGTCTGGGGGTTTAGTGTTATCTACTTCTTCACAAGGGAGATAGATTTCACAAGTAAGATTTTCTTAGTTCAAGTAATTGGTAACTCAATAATCATGTGGTTATTCCTAAAAAAGGAGGCCTAAAGTAGTATGAAAGTTTGTATAACTGGACATCTCGGTTTCGTCGGTACAGAGACGCGGAAGTATTTTGAAGAGCAAGGGCTAAAGGTTTTTGGTTATGACATAATGGAAGGGAACGATATTCGTGATATAGAAAAGTTTGAGGCATTCATCGAAGAATATAGGATTGATAGGATTATTCATCTCGCAGCTATCGCTCGCTTTGCTGATGCGGATAAAGATCCTAAACTTGCTTTTGAAACAAATTGTCTCGGTACAATGAATGTTGCTGCCGTTGCGAAGAAGCACAATCTTCCGGTGGTCTATTCTTCAACAGGTTCCGTGTACATGCCCATCACAGACTTTACTGGGTCGATTAAAGAGGACTGGCCAGCGAAGGGTAATTCCGTATATGGTTGCACAAAGTATCTTGGGGAGACATATATCAGAGAGTGTAATCCACATATTATCCTTCGTTATGCACATCTCTATGGTAAGGAGAAGCGAATGCACGGGCTTATCGGAGGCTTTACGGATCGTATCTCACGAGGTCTTGCGCCAACCCTCTACGGGGGGAAGCAGTCAAATGACTTTACATATATTAAAGATGTGGCTAGGGCGAACTACCTATCGGTCACGTCCCCATGGGACAAGTGGAATCAGGTTTATAATATCGGTACGGGGGAGGAGCTATCGGCGGAACAGGCGGGGAAGAGTATTTGCGATGCTCTCGACTGGCCAAGTGATAAAGTGGAAATCAAGGAGGCTCGTACAGTTGATCCAGACCGTTTCTGGTTTGATTGTTCCAAGGCTGAACGCATGTTAGACTTCAAAGCAGCGTATACCTTTGAGGAGGGTCTCAAGGATATGTTTGAGGAGGCATTGACGTGATCTACCGCCCTGAACTTTCCAATATCAGAAGTCCTGTCCCTGACTCCTGCACGGTGCATAGCCATGTGTGGATCGGCGACGACGTGAAGATCGGTGAGAACGTGAAGATTCAAGCCTTCGCATTCATCCCGAACGGTGTCACGATTGAGGACGATGTTTTTATCGGCCCTCATGTCTGTTTTACAAACGACCCTAAAATGGATATTGTTCCTAGTGGAGAGTTTGTACCGACAAAGACACTGATAAAGCGTGGAGCGAGAATCGGGGCTAATGCTTCTATTCTTGCTGGCATTACCATCGGTATTAATGCTATAATTGGCATGGGAGCTGTCATTGTTAAAGATGTCGGCGATAACGAGACGTGGCTCGGCAACCCTGCCCATAGAATTTAAGTGAATCCCAACTCAAACCCTGAGCGGACTGCTAAACAGTAGTCCGTTTTTTATATCCAATGTCATACGACACATTACAAAGCGATCCGATGCTATCCCCGCACATGGAGAGACTTCAAGTAGAGAAGAAGTCTGCATTGGAGTTACAGAAACGAAAATACGACGACTGGAATGACAACTATGAGTTGTATCGAAATAAGGTTAGGACGAATCGTCTTACACAGAGACAAGCAGTAAACATTCCTTTGATGAAGGAAACGGTTAAGACCCTTCTTTCAAAGATTGATGATGCGCCTGATGTTCAATGGAGCGAACGAAGCAATGATGATTTGAAAACAATTATCTATCAGCAGATCTGGGATCAGAGCAGTAAGGACAACAAATTAGAACTGATTGACGTTCTTGATAAAAAGAACGTTCTTCTTTATGGGCTTTCTACAAAGAAACTGAATATTATAAAAGATGGTATTGGCGTAAGCGTGCTGGATACATTTGATATTGCCTATGATCCCCTCATGAATCCATGGGATATAGAATCAGCCCGATATATTATTCACTCAAATATCTTCAGGACAATCCGAGAGATCCTTGCTGATCCTAAATATTCTGAGGAAGGTAAGGAATCCTTAAAGATGTGGTCTGAAACACCCGCAGGGATCACACAGAGCACAGAGGCACGCAAAGAGTGGGAGGAGAAGATGGAACGCCTCAAGGCTATGGGTGTTCAAAGTAATGAGTTCGCTTCCTTTGCAGGGGGAGACCGCATCGTGAATCTTACCGAGCATTACACGAGACGTTGGAACAAAAAGAAAGAAGAGTTTGAAAAGCGTGTCGTGGTATACGCGGACGACAAGACCCCTTTATATGATGAAACCCTAATGGAATGTATCGGTGTAGACTTTTGGCCGTTCATTGTCTGGTCGGAAGATCCTGAGACAAATGATATCTATCCTGATTCGGTAAGTGATCTTATCCGTACTCCTAACAAGGTCTTGAATGTCTGGTTTAGCCAGTTGATTGAAAATAGAACACTTAGAAATTTCCAGATGCACTGGTTTACGCCAAGCGAAGGCTATACCCCTCAGACCTATACACCTGGCCCCGGTATGATGCTCCCCGCTCCACCTGGGGAAGATATTAACAAAGTTATTAAACCTGTTGAGATCAATGGACTGGATGATACGCTGGAAGCCATTAATGTTCTTACCTCTATTGTAGAGCGAGGGACTGGCGCTACTGCTATCAGCAAGGGTCAAGGAGAGCAGGGGCAGCAAACCCTCGGGGAAATTGAAGTCCTCGTCGGGGCGGCTCAAGAGAGAACAACAGCCATGACGAAGTTTTACCGCATGGCATGGCATGAGCTTGCCTATAAATGGGACAAGATGATGCAGGCTAACGCCCCTAAGTTCTTGAAACTGTTTAAGACGGCTCAAAGCGGTAAGGTCTACCCTAAACGTGTATACGCAGGAGACTGGGTCTCTAAGGCAGGATATGAGCCTTCAGTTACCTCGAATGCAGAGAAAGAGACGGAAGAAACGAAGGGCTTGCAGCGTCTCCAATTTGTTCAAGCGCAATTCCCCAATAACCCTGCTCTTAAACGTATCGCGCAGCGGCGGCAATTAAAGATACTCGATCTTACTCCAGAGGAAATAAAGGAAGTCACTGAGGCGGAGGAGAAAGCCGAAGAACAGGCCAGCATGCAACAAGGCCAACCCGGTCCGCAGCAGGGGCAACCCGCACCGCAAACTGTTGATACCCAATCCATGCAAGATAATATACAAGCCTTAGCAGGCTCACTTTAAGCCTATGACACCACAAGAACAGTTAAAACTAATGTCGGATCAATTGCAGAGAGCCGCTGATGCGAAAGCACGTGCCAGACAGGAAGCGGATCGTAAGGCGGTATTTTCCCAAGTTGGGCAGTATATGAGCGCAGCTATGAAACCGCTGACACAGGCGGTAGGAGAGATGAAGCGTATCGGTAGTTCTCTTGGCATACTCTCTTCACGGCTAAACTCTCTTGAGATCCCTCAACCGGAGATTCGTGTAGATTTATCTACTCTCAAGATCCCTACGGCAAATGTCACGGTAAAACCCATTGTGGATATTCCTGATATTAAAATGCCTGATGAAATGGGGGTAAAGGGCTGGATCAGTCTTATGGGCTATGATCGTGGACTTCTCACAAACCCGCTACCTGTACAACTCCGAGATGCAAAGGGAAATCCTGTTAAACTATTTGAAAACCTTACACAAGTCATGGGCGGAGGCGGAGGAGGATTCCGGCATGTTATTGTAGACAACCTTGATGATGTGAGCGTAAGCGTCGCAGGTGGTACGGATAGCTCCGTCTCTCTCGTTAACGCTGATGGTGTTTATTACGACTCTGACAACCCATTGCCGATCACAGGGTCGATCTCAACGACTCCAGGTGCTACCTTTTATGCTTCTGATGCAATCGGTTCGGTCAATCTTATCCAGGTCGGTGGATCACCAACGGATAAAGGTGCGGGGGCTGTGAGCAATGGCAGTCAAAGAGTTACGCTACCTACAGATCAGACCTCTATTCCAGTAACGCAACTTTCGGGAGCTATCCACTCAACCAACTTAACCCAAGTCCTTGGGAGTGCAGCAGTTGTCGGAACCGGATATCAGGACAACGCTTTACGTGTTGTTCATGCGACTGACGCTATCGCTTCGGTAAATATCATGGCTTCTGGTGTTGCCTTAGAGACACGGCAGGTAAGCGGAGCGATAGACTCGGTAAGCATCGTCTCTAACATAGCCGCACTGGATGTTAAGCAAGTGAG